GTCAATGCTCGAAGATTTTTGGTTACCACGCCGTGAAGGCGGTAAAGGTACTGAGATCACTACTTTACCAGCAGGACAAAACCTTCTTTAGGATTATTTTCGTTGACTACTATTTGATAGAATAATCTTCCATCAATGTACCAACGTTTAAATAAATCATCAGCTAAATTTGAAAAATTCAACATACTTAAAACATTATTGAACTCTTCTTCGATTTTCTTTTTGATTGATTCTGGTTGTTTTAACTTGTCTAATACAAGATTAACAACTGTTCCATCTACACTGTGTGTAATAGATTCATTAACTACTTCATCAATCGCCATGTCTAATTCCGGATGATTTGACATTTCACGATAACGTGTAATTAATTCAATCTCATTACGAACAGAACCTTCTAGATCAACATACGTACCGTAATACGCATTTTGAGTAATAGTAACTGCACCATCATCTAGTGCAGAAGTAGGCAACGCAAAGGAAGGTTGCTCAGGCTTTTCGACCTGAACAACATCCTTTGAGCCTAGTGTAAAGCCAAAAAGCTTAATCGCCATTAAATATCATCCTAAAAAATTTAACCTTAAAAGATTAACTGTCAATTTTAAGCAATCGCAAGATTGCCTTCAGCCCCAACGGCTTCCCACCACTGATACGAGAACGTAACTGTAAACTCTTCGATAGAATCGTTTGAACCCCAATCAAGATCGATTGGAGAAATATCAGTCGGGAACATACCTATAAAACTATAACGTCTTAGTGCAGGTGCATTATCAACTGATGCTACTTTGCCGTATTGAATTACATTTGCTTGTACCGTATAACCACTACGAACTGCTTCTGTGTTTGGTGCTAAAGCTGCTGCATTACGGAAGTTACCACGATGACTGTTGATACCATTCATCCAACGTTCCATTGCATCACGGATAATGAAATCTTCATCGTTAATAATAGTAACTGTCCAATCAGCAAAAGTTCTGTTACCAGCAAACTTTACTTCACGGCCAAAGTATTGAACTGGCACAACCCCGATTGTCGAACCGGGAATTTGTGCTGTCTTACATAGAAAACTAGTTCTTTGTTCTAAATCTGTCGATGAACCTCTAACTTGTGCAAAAGACGGAAACTGCATACGAACTTCGAACAAGTTCGGTCTTGCACCATCACGAGGTAATGCATTACGAAACTGTGTTATATTAAATGCCATTTTTTTCTCCTGTTCTTTTTATTTAGAAGTTTCCGATGATTTCTTCAAAGCTTACGCCAGATTGGACTGCAACAAAGTTAAGTTGAATGAAGTTAATTGAGCGGTTAGGCTTAATGTAAATATCACCAACAAATTCGTTACGATCAACAATATCGGCAGTATTATTTGACTGATCACACACAACACGAAAATCTGTTATACCACGACGGCCTTGAACACTTCTTAAAAACGGCTCGACTAGATTTACGAATTGTGAACGTGTAAACTCATCATTGAATTCAAACATCGAGAATCTTGCTGCTTGTGCAATCGACTTTTCTAAAATAATGAACAAACGGCGAACATTAATACGATCAAATACTGATGGACGACTTAGTAATGTTTTATCACCAAATAGAACTGTACCTTCACCTTGGAAAGTAACTACAGGATTAATGCCTCGTATATACAATTCATCACGATCTGCTTTAGATGGATTGTATGCAAGCTTAATTGAATTTCTAATCAAGCCACGATTCAAACCTCCTGGTGAGAACCACGCATCACGTTCTGCATCTGTACGAGCACAAGTACCAGCAATATCACCATTTAAAGGAACATATCGATAGACATCGTTATACTTATCGTACTGATATTTGTAGCCTGAATCTAAAACAGCATAAGAAGAACTTGTTAAACCATTACGGAAAGATACAATAGCATCTTTTTCTCCATTAGCATTGTTGAGTACCGATGCTCTTGTTGGTGACAAAAATACCATAGCATCTTTTCTGTTTTCCGCTAAAGTAATTAAGTAAGAAGCAATTGTAGAATCTCCTGGACCAGAAACGATCAATGATACATCGACCTCGTCAGAGTTTACAAATTTACCATATGCTGTTACAATGTTAGCAGTAACAACATTACCTGATGAACCACCAGACAATGAAGCACTGTATGGAGTATTGATATTTGTAAATACTCTGTTTGTTGCGGTGTTGCCCCAGTTTGTTGCTCCTGGTTGATGATTCATCCACCAAATATAATTCGATGTTTCATCGATACTGTTTTTATAGTAATTTGATGTACCATCATTGTTACGTGCATCTGAAGCTTTAGATACAAAAGCGTATTTTTCTAAAACTGTGTTTGCTGATTTAGCTGAGAATTCACCATCTTCATCAACAACGATGATATGAACTTCGTCTCCAGAACCACCTAATGAAGAAACAAAAGATGATGTTCCTGGCGCAATACCAAACTGATCAGCATATTGCCACTTACGTAGAATAGGTGTTCCAGCAGAAATATTAGAAGTAAGTGCTGTTGCAACTGTGATAGTTGAAGCATTAACTGATGCTACACGAATATATGATACACCTGCATCAATTGAAACCAAATCACCCACAACAACATTTGTGACAGGATTACCAGTAACATTAATTACTCTAGTATTATCTACGAGATAATTAAACACATTTGCAGTTACAGAATCGGTTGAAGAAAGATTAGACGAAAATGCTTGTGAGCTTGGGCATACGGAAACACGTAATGAATTTCCTAGATCGCCAGCCCAACGAGCAGCAAAAGGACCATATGTTGTAGGATTGATGGTGTTTGCACCAAACCCTGCTTCATAAGAATCTCTATTTGCAATCAATACGCCCGTTCCATTAGCAGTGGAATTGAATGTGGATTGAGTATTTGCTGCACGAACAACTTTTAAATTGTTGGAATACGCTAGATAGTTTGCTGCTGAGAACCAGTATTCAAAATTATCATTGTCTGGCTTACCGAAATTCTGTACTAAACGAACTTCATCGGTAATCGTAATCACTTGATTGACTGGACCCCAATTAAATTTGCCAGCAAAGCCCCCTATGGAAGACTGTACTGATGGGACAACGGTAGTTAAATCAACTTCCGATGTGCTTACCCCAGGTGATAGTTGAAATGCCATTGGATTTCTCCTTTAGTTATAATGGGTCAATTGTTATTTATGATCTATTTAGTTTTTTATAATCCTGAGGAAACGTAGTCTTTTAGCGACCAATAATCGCCATCACTGACTTCACCCTCAGTTGCTCTACCATCATCAAAAATACCAATTGGAAGCAGCTCCTCTTCACCCAATAAATTCTGTTCAGCTAACATAAGCTGACGTATATCTATGCTTGTCGAATCTTTGAAAAATGACTGTGCGGTTAACCACGCAAATAAAACTAATCCCATGGCTAAATCGTCATTGCTGCCTTCTTCCGCAGCATATGAATCTCTAACTCGAACAAACGTGTTTAATTCCGCAATCGTATCAAAATCACTAATAATTAGTTTGTCGTTTTCGATCAATGTTTTTAAGTTAGCACAACCAATTTTTTTTACTGACTTTGTGGTTTTAATACCAAAAGATGTTGATCTTTTAAAACCACTAGAAATACTTTGTCCTTTAATGTGATGCTGTTCGGTTTTGTAGATATTTTCATACTCTAAATCGTAATGTAAAATATCAACAACTTGTTGTCCAATATTATTTGTTTCAATTAAAGCAAAAGCTTCGTTGTATTTTTTGGCAATCGAATATATGATTGTTGGAAAAAACAGCAAAGGTAATTTGTTACTTCTATATTTTGCTACTTGACGATACGGTGCTTGTGTTGCATCAATAACATTAATAGTAGAATAATCTTGCAGTACGCCTTCAGAACAGTCTACTGTGCAAATATATAAGTGACCTCTTTTAGGTTCTTCGTAAATATCAAATCCTTCTTCTTGTGTGATTGGATTATGAAATGCTAAAGAACGTAATTTTGCACCAGAAATTAATGTTGCATTTGAACCGATAAACTCAGTTTCAAACTCTTGTCGGAATTGCTCTTCAGAAGTATTCCGTATTGTTTCTTCTTTCCATGCTACATCACT